ATACCGGAAAGAAAGGAAATACCGCCATTGACCGCCAGCACCGGGCGAAACAGGGTCACACGTTTTTGCTGTGATGGCTGCTCGAAATAAGTGAATGCCGGCCGGCCGTAGGCAATCACATCGCTTGTGCCATCGGCTGGGCCATCCCATGCCTTGTAGACGGCGGTTCCGCTGGTGAAGTACAACTCACCGCTAAAAACCGTGAAGTCCTCGGCGTCCCAAGAATCGAACTCGCACCAAGCCTTCGTCACGCTGTTCATGACAAATTGCTGATGAACGCCATCCTCGGCCACGGGGACGTTAATAATCAACGCTTCGCGCGCCGGATAAAGCGTTGCGCTCCACCCGAAGTTAGCGCCGTAGGTTCGAGCGGCGGTTACAAAGGGGTCATCAATCTTGAAAGAGAGGGCGTATTTGCGGTTGATTTCATTGTTTTGCAGCGCAGCCGACAACGGGTAAATACCGCCTTCTGTCAGTATCAGGAGGTCACCGCCTGCTTTTGTGAGGCACTTTCGGCCCAGCGGTCGGCCCACATAGAAGGTGCCCACCTTCGCCCATTTCGTCGCGTCTGAGGGGTCAGTGCCGGCATAGGAGACGACCTCGCCTTCGGACGAAACGGCGACAAACACATCGTCTTGCCCATCCCCCGCGTCCCGCGTCCACGTCCCCAGCGCCATGATATAGCCGCCGCGGTGGAATTCGCCCGACAGGTCAAACTCGGTTAGGGCTCCACCTGCGGCGCCCGCCGTGAGATACCAGATTGACAGGCTTGCCGCCTGCGCAAATATCAACCGGCCTTTGAACATGAGCGCCTGAACTAATGTTGTGGTCGTCACCCCGGTGAGTGCGGGGCTTGTTCCACCGTCCACGGCAGTCCACGTCGTCCCGTCAAAATAGGCGGGCTTGTCAACGCCATTACAGGCGATGAGCCAGTTGTTTGTCCCATCGCCAAACATCGTGTGCTGGTGCTTGCCGTTGGTACGGGCGAGGGCCGCCGCTCCGACAGCCCCCGCGCTCGACACATCGTAGATGCCGCTCGCGGTTGCGCAGAACAGCTTGTTCACGCCTGAGAGAGCATTGTACGCCATCAATGCCTTGCCGTTCCCCGTCATGCCGGTAGCGTGGCTGGTATAGCCGCCCCGCACTTCCACAAAAGCGGCCCGAGGAAACCAGTTCAGCAACCGGATGGCGTCTGTGGCTTTCATGCTCGCCAGAGAGTCGCGCCCGTTCCAGCCACCAATAGGCGCCGGAAAAGACCGCAGGGAGCTAGTTTGCTGGCGCGGGGCGCTGCCCTTGCGACGGAGAGCTTGTCTCATGGCGTGACAAAGTTTCCAGCGCGGATAAATACGCCTGGCATCGGCTCGCGGCGGGTGGGAAGGTCCGCACGCAGCACCTGTTTGCCACCATCACGCCCCAAGGCGTCCTTCAACTGCATCTCATATGTCCGCATGTCCTCGGCGTACTCAAAGCCTTTTTCTTTCTTCCATCGCCAGCGCAGCCCGAGCAAGAGCAGTTGTTCGGGTAATAGTACAAGATCGGTGTCGAAAGTGAACCGGCTGCTTCGAGTCAAACCATCTGCGCTCACAATCCAGTTAGAGGATGCGTACTCGAAATTCCAAGAGTAACCCGCGGTCGGGATGGGGTTGATGAGAACTTCGCCACCGCGTATCCGCCACGAGTAGCGGGGCGCGGCGGTCACGAGTGCGAGGTCTGCTTGCCATTCCGAGGCGGATAGCGGCCCAAAAATAGGCAACTGATTTGTGCGGTCCCAAAGGGTTTGATTTTTGATATACCGGAAACCGCTTGCGATGTCCGTAATCAATCCCTGGGACTGCGTGGCCACAGTGGTATGCGAGGCTTCCTCAGTGAGCATTTCCCATGACCCGCGAACGGAAAGGTCGCTGCCTTCTTCCTCCAGCAGTGCGCGCGCCTGAGTTACCATCGTGTCTGTGCTGCCCATCACAGTAGCGGGCACTTCAAGCCCGGTGCGGGAAAAGAAGTCCTGAATGATGGTCAGCATAGACATGGGAATTACTCCGAAAGCGCGCGCTGGATAGTCTCGATTTTCATTCGATGATGCGGCGGCTCACCAAATTTCTTAATGTACTGTTCGGTCAGTACTTCCCTATCCGCTGCGTCGTCCAAAATGGCCGCGGCGCTGATTTCAGTTGCCGGAGGCGGCGCGGGCATGTAGCCATCGTCCGAAGGAAGGCGCGTTAACACTTCATTGAACTTGCGCTCAAGCTCAGCATAGTTGCCTTTGAGTATGGCCAGTTCAGACTTCATGTTCGCGTTTTCGGCTATCAGCGGTCCAGTGCTTTTGGCCGCTTGCAATGCCGCGAGGGCCTTGTTCTTCAACTCGACAGCGCCCATTCCAATACGGCGCATACCCTCGTCATTGAGAGCGGCCAAGTCCTCGACAGTCAGAATTCCTTTGGCGATGAGGTTCGCCTGCGCCGCGGGAGAAATAACTAGCCATCCACGAATCGGCGTGCCGTTAACCGGCACCTCCTGGCCATTCTGCCAGCGACGATACGCTTCGAGTGCGTCCTCTTGCCACTTCTGATGAAACCGGCCATTGATAACTTCCCGGTCCATGTAATCTTTCCACTGCTTAATTTTCCACTTCACGCCGTTACCACCGCCGCCGGCCTGCGTAACCGTCACGTAGTCGATGTCAACGGAAATACTGTACCCAGCTTCCCGCGTGGCCGTGGGGTTTTCCACAGCGATCCGCTCGAAGCGCAAATGAGGGGGTCGTTCCTTGATTTCGGTTTGGATCAGTTCGCCAATATTGCTCATGCGCTAGTCCTTGAAAAAGACCCCGCCCCGAAGGGCGGGGAAAGGGAGGCCCTTACGTAATCGCGCCTTGAACAAACGGACGCGACAGAATGCCCAACCCATACCCGGTGTAAGTCCCGGTTAGGGTGATTTGGCCGGTAGCGGTTGCCAGCTTGTCCCCGACTGTGCCGATGGCCGAACCCATGTAAATCCTACGGCCATCCGGGTCCATCTTGGCAGCCACGGTGGAGGCGGGAATACCCGTGCCCGACAGAGCCGCGCCCAGGAAGAACCCATCGTACCCGGTGGTGCTGAGCACGTAGGAACCCGTCACCGTATCGGCAGTAACGGTAACCGTCGCCGTCGCTGACTTGACGTTGTGGACGTTGAGTAACTGCTTTCCCGCCGCCAACGTGCCACAAACACCCGCCGCGGTCACGCCAATTGCAGCGTCAGCCGCAACCGTCGAGCCGGTTTTCCACACCGCAGCGCCAGAGATTTGCAGCCATCCGAAAGTACCGGATGCCATCGGCGCTATCGCAACACCGAACGGCTGACCGAGGTTCGCCGTATTCGGAGTCAGGGTAGCAAGGAACGTCGGCGGGGTGCCGATGATGCACAAACTACCCTTGATGATAGTGTCGTTGGACTTGACGTAGATGAACTCACCGTGACCCCAATACGGGTCAACCGCGGTGACGACTTGACCCAGCGCAACACGTTGGGTGGTATCCGGCGAAAACCAGTCATTGAGCGGCTGGCCGCCGGCGGGACCTGCGATTACTGAGTACATTGTGTGTCTCCTATTTACTGTACTGTGATTGGAAAACTACGCGATGATAACGCCTTGCTGCTTACGGTTGGAGCAAACGAGGTTGCCCATCCACAAGATCGGAACAACTGCACCGTCCTGATTGACCGGGCGCATTTCTTCCATCACTTCCAAGTCCGCGTCCTGGTGAACGACCAGTTCGAGGTAATTGGTATTGCGGCAGTACATGTGCGCGGCGGGAATGCCGCTGTTGCCGTCAAACAGTACATCAGCGTTCTTGTACTTCAGCGTGACAAAACCGCCATTGGCACGCTGGGAGTCCGAGTAACGCTTGATGCTCGTCTGCGACGCCTCGAAGAAGGCGTAGTAATCGTTAGAAGCAACGATCAAGTCCGGCTGGTCGTCAGGGCCGCGGTCCAGTGTCAGCCACAGGGGGAGCATGGCGCTGTTCTCGATTGTGGTGGCACTGATCGTAACGCCATTCACCGAGAGGTCGAACACCGAGTTCTGCCAGAATGACCAGGCCGAGGCGTCAATACCGCCGACGGTGTTGGTATTCGTATCAGCAACAATCGCCTGAATCCCGTTGATCTGGTTTGTCAGGGCACCAGCGGAATACAAGTCGCTGGAAAAGTTGTTGTTGAATGTGCGCAACGCATTTTTGATCTTGGCGGTAGCCAGATTGATAATGCGCGAGTCGCCCTTGTTGATGCGAATTTCACGGCCACTCGAAACCACGTTGATTGCGATCTGGCGCCATTGGTACTCAGCGGCGGAAATCACATCGGACGGGCTGATGTTCAGGGAGTCCCAATCGCTGTAGCGTTGGTACGTCCCGTTCGCTGCGTAATCCAGCGGGCAGGCAATCGTGAGACCGCCATCTTCGCGCCGCGTGTTGCCTCGCTTCATAATGTACTTCAGAAGCGCATTGCGGTTCGAGAGGTTGTCCTTGATTTGTTTCCTGTGTTTGCGAAATGTGGTGGATACCAGTTCCGTGAAGGTAGAGTTCGGGGATGCCATTGTAAAAGCTCCATAGGGTTAGTGAACACGCGTCTTGATTTCTTCAAGTGCTTCAAGCATGGTGTCTCTCATCGTTCCCTTCGGTTCTGTAGGAGCCTTTTGGGTGTCTCGACTTCGGACGTTAGTACTAGTTGCCTTCTTTGCAATTTGCGCCGACTTGCCAGCCTTCTCACGTAGAGTTGCTTCACTTTCCGCTTGTAGGCGGGCAATCTCTTTTGCGCGAGTGACCGGGTTGGCGTAAACCGCTTTCTCGTACGCCGCTTCCAGCGTACTTCCTGCCTGCACGAATGCTACGATGTCATCGGAGCATTCGTCAAAATAGGGATGCTTCGGGTCGGCTGCAAACGCCTGCACGTCCGCCACAACCTTCTGCTGGGCGGCAGTCATTTCCGCCTGCTGCTGTCGTGTTAACGACTGTTCCAGCGACCCAACCTTCTCCTGCAAAGCCCTCACGGTGGGGTCTATCTCTGTTTGCCCAGCCGCTTGAGGGAGCATACCCAGGTCGATTTTATACGAATCGGCCAGTGTCGCAAAATACGCAGCTCTCTCTTGCGGCGAGCCGCTGGAGAGCCGGTAATGTGCATTGAGCATATATTGGGCTGCTTTGGCCTCGTCTACGCCTTGGGCCTGCAACAGCGCCTTGTAGGGTGTAAAAACATCACGAAGCTGCTTGCCGAAGGTCGAATGCTCCTTGTATTGCTCCAACCCGGCGAGCATCTGCTGCTCGCGCTGGATGTAATA